ACTTGTATTTGTAACAGGACTACTCAGGCTTATCTCATTGTTAGAGTCGAAGCCTACCTCGACCTCAACATTTCCCTGATTCCTGCAACGCATTGCCTTTCCAGTGTAACTCGAATTGATCTTACGAGTGCTGAAGCCAGTTGCTATTGGGTTGACCTCTTTGACTGAGATGTTGTCGAAAATAAAATCTGATGCGGACCCTCCACTTGTTCTTTTAAGCATGAAGGTTGTACTCGATGTGGTCGCAGTAGCAACTAGATCTTCACTAAAAGATTGCGTGGAATTGTAATTAAATTGCTGACCTAAGAATGAGAAAGATCCAGAACCAGAAGTTACTTTTATGTCTCCAGTAACCCTATAAGTTTTCCCTTTGACTACAGGAAGACCTTGAGCAATGTAGGCTAAAGTTCCATCTGTGGATATTCTCATCCCTCCTCCACTTAACTCAACAGTTTGACCTCCTGCGCTTATTCCCCAAGGTGCTGTGGTTGAATCAAAGGTTCCATTAACAACCATCTCATCAGCTTCGACACTTACATCGAGTGGTAATGTGGTTTGCTTCTCGGATTTAAAATCATTCTCTAGTTCGCCATTGGAAACTTGGGCTGCTGTGTAGTCTGCTTCATGAGAGTCATAAGAACGCCTGATGCGTGTGACGGCTGAGTTATCCCTACCATCTCTCAAACTTCTAAGACTGTGGGCTGCTTTGGCTCCCTTGAATCGCTGTAGTAATTTATCCTGACTCGTTAGCTTTTGTAACTGAGAATCACTCTTTCTCTTGTTGAAGTATCGTAGTCTTCTTATCCAACCATTGAGTTGTTTTAGGTTGTTGTATCTGTGACCAATAGTTAATTCAATTATATTTGTAGGAAGATCAACGTCAGTATCTAAGTTGCTAGTTGCATTATCAGTAAAAGCTCTGGTGTTGTTTGTTTTGTATCCAAAAGAACTTGTGAATATTTCTCCAGAACTAACATCAACATTTGTTGATACTGACGCTTCGCCTGAATTTAAAGTTCTCACACTTGCTACTGGTTTTTCACTAGTGCTTAAATACATACGAATATGATCACTTGCTGAACTATCAGATACAGCAAATAATGACTGATTACCACTTACAAATCCTCTCTGCATTTGAGCATCGACTACAAAAGTCCCCTCAGTATCCTTAAAGAATCGACTGAAGTTTGTACCAGAGACACTCGCTATATCCGCAGCACGACTTGCAGTAGCTCCGTAGGTTGGTATGAGCGATGTTGGGAAGGAACCTAGCTCAAGTTGACTTCCCCAGAACAGCATACCAGAAGATCCATCTCCTGAGTAGCTACTTGTTGCGGTCGTAGGTAAAATGTTATGATCTATTCTTAGAAGAGTACCAGATGTTGTGTACTGAACGGATATTCTGTACCACCCATTACCGCATTCTGTTACAGTCGTTGGGTGATCTGCCGTTAAAAAACTTTCTTGTTGTCCTGTTTCTAAATTAAATATTGGTCCTGCGTTTCCTGCTGCGTTACCAGAAGGGGCGTTCAACAGTAAGTGTTTGTAAATCCCATCTGGTTTTACATAAACGGAATACGTGTAAACAGTTGCATCTGTAACAGTATATGTTCGGTATTTGTAATGAAAACCACTAGAAGTGTCAGGAACCACTTTGTAAGAACTTGTACCACCAGAAGGATCTATTTCATTTGAAGCTGCAAAAGATGTTGATTGATTTAAAGTACCAACCGCAAAGCTATTAGCATCAAGATTCGTCCTCGCCTCTTCAATCAAGAGTCCCTTGCTGTTTCCGTCTTTGTCGTAGTCAAATCGAGGTGCTTGTTTGTTGCCCGAAGTTTCATTGCGATAATAGGAGGTAGGACCATTCTCAGGTGTTAATGTCTTTTCGTGTTGTGGTCCATAAACCCAGACTGCTCCTGTTCCCGACACGCTTTGTGTATCAGGATAAATTGCAAATTTGTGCGTTCCTGCAATATTCGTAGTGTAACTGTAACTAACCCTAAACCAACCATCATCTAATGTTTCTATTTTCGTATCTGTTATTCTCGATTGGAGCGAATTAAATTCAAAACTACCATTGGTCATCGTGGCATACTGAGAAACTATCCAAGTAGATCCCTGTTGAATCCCTAAACGCACTTGTGTTGTAGTAGCTGCTGTTTGGTCTTGTTTTATGTAAACAGAATAAACATAAGGTTGGTTAGCAACTAAGTTAACTGGCAAGTTTAAGCGTGTGTTCGACCATTGCTGATCGTTTGGAGCCTGTAGTCGAGTTGCTTCATTTCCACCAAAAGGGTCAGCTTGATTTGCGGTTATACCGACAGATAAATTATTCGTCCATCCTGTTCCTCCAACGTCAGTTGTATAAGGAACTTCGTTATGAGGAGCAAAAGCCACCTTGCCCTCGCTGTTCGTTTGGGTAGCTCCCGAAGCCCTGCTGAAAGTTATATCATCATCGAGGATTCCTTTCTCAGCAAAGTTATAGTCTATGGCTAGAACATTCTCACCAAAAATAGGTCTAGCTACTGCTCTCGTAAGTGGTTCCGTTTGACTACTCGTCGAGGTGTTGTCTTGGTTTGATACTAGTTTTCTAGCCATGTTTATTTTTACTGAACTGGTGCGATAACGATATCGATACTGTTAGCTGATGCGTTGTTTCCTGCAATAACTACTTGAACATCGGACTGTGATGTAGTAAACACACAACCTCCTGGTCCTGTAAGCACTGCATCGTCTCCAACATCCACATAGTTTCCTCCTACTTTCTGCTGCAAAGTAATTGTACAGCCCGAAGCAGGGATAGCTCCAGAAGCCAAGAAACAATACGTACCTCCTTTGAGTTTGTTGATCTTAGGAGTAGTTGTTGAGTTTAGCACTCCGTTTCCGTTACTGTCTAAAGCACCCGAACTGGCGATGTTTACGTTTGTTGTGTATGATGACATTTGTTTTATCTATGGTTGTAAATTTTAAGAGGGGACATTAGCTCCGTAACCACTTGTAGGAGTAGATACAGAGTTTCTTGATATGGTTAAAGAACTTGTGCCTCTGCGTTTTTTCATTCGCCTGTTATCATCTGCTTTGTTTTTCACTACTTCTGCCATCTCTGTTGGAGGTGGAGGCGGTAAAGGTGCTGCAGTTGGTTTAGGCATTTTAGGGCTTGATAAGCACATTGGTTTTATTGTTCTTTAGTTAATATGTTTTCAGTTTGTTCTGCGTTTTTAGCACGCAAAAAGTTTACTATGTTTCGTTGTCCAAAGTAATAATCCATGTCTCTTAAATCATCCTTTGGACTAAATTCTTTTGGTGGAAAAACTTCATTGAGTCTTTTTACTAACTCACTTGAAACGACTGGAAAAGGCTCTTCCATTAATATGATTTCTTTTTATTGATACGAAGCTTGCCTCTTTTCTTGGCAGTCTTCTTAGAGTCTTTAAAATTCTTAGCTGTTGGTGCGCCTTTAGTTCCTGGTTTTCTCATCTTTTCTCCGCTTCCTTTTTTTATTCGTTCACGTTTGGCATGGATGTTTGCCCATAATCCTTTTTTCATAATTCTGTAATTAAGCTAAACTTGAGCAGTCCCATTTACGAAGAGCCAAAGCTTTTCTAGTTGGTCTTCCTTTTTTGTCTTTCATCGGACCCTTTACTCCGCTCATTCTAGCACAAAACGACCTACGTCTACCTGCTGCTTTAGGACTTCTTTTAGCTTGCTTTGCAGAAACAGGAGGTTTAAGATTACTCCCCTGCCTTCTGGCTGCTCGTCTTCCTGCTGCGTTCAAACCACCTTTTGGGTCTTTGTGTTTGCTAGTAAGTTTGATTCTTTTGCGTGCCATTAAAATGTTCAAGTTTTATTATATACCCGAACAAACTAAATATCCCTTAATTCACTAGGTAATTTACCCTCCTTTATCCATTCGTTAGTTTGATACAAACACATGGCGTTCCATATAACCGCACTGAGGTGATCTTCTTCTTCACAACCTTCCATAAAACCCCATAGGTGTCGGTAGATTGCATCAATGTATCTACTAAAACACTGACCCTTCTCCCAGTTGCGTACACCATACTTGTTCGCCCCTTCTTCAAACCTGCGACTGACAGCCTTCAGACTGGCTATGGGAAGTTGGTTTGGACAACCTTTCCCTTCCATAGAATCTCTTACCGATCCTGTTTTAAACTCAGTTCTTCCTCCGCTATCAGGTAGTGGTTTTCTTTCTACGACTTCGGCTTCCATAATGTTATTTCTCCTTCTTTTTCGTTATACTCTTTTGGGCTTCTTAAAATGTAGGATAACCTTGCATTTAACAAAGCGTCCTCTTCGGTTTGTCCTTTTGATTCATAAGCATCAACTACTGTACTCCAAGTAGCTCCATGCTTATCCAAAAGTTTCATTGCCGTCACTGCTCCAATCCCCTTGGCTCCTGAGAAACCATCAACTGAATCACCTGATAATGTTTGTACTAGGTGGTTGTAGTCCGCTTCTTCTTCAGTGGTGTGGCTAGTTTCTGCTTTTAAAAAATTAAACCATTCGCAGTTAAGCGTGCCAAAATCCTTGTCACCACTAACAGCTACATAATTATCTTGCGAACAACAAAGCATTCCAATGACATCATCAGCTTCTAGGTTGTTTTTACGAACTCCATTGTGTGTCTCAAAAGCCCAATCAGTTATCGATTGAAGACCAAGAGGTTTTCTTTTGTTTTTCCTATTGGCTTTGTATTCTGAGTAGATATTGTAGCGGAAGTTTCTTTTATCTGAAAAAACCATAAGGTAGTCATCAGCTTGTGTCTGGTCTACCGCATACTCTATCATGTCATCTACAATAACCTTCATCTCAGGTTCAGAGCTTTGTAAAGTCCATATATCGTCCTCCCATTTTATTTCTGTCTCACTGGCAAACCCTGCTCGGTAAACCACCATGTCTCCATCGATTGCTGCTATTCTTTTTTTCATAAGTCTTAATGTGTCTCTGCCCAGTTATTTCCTATCTTGTAGTCCCCATCGAGAGGACATTTCATGTTAAGTGTTTTCCCTGCTTTCTCTATAGCAGCTACAAAAGTTCTTCCAAGATCCTGTGCGTGTTCTTCAAGACAGGAAAACTGAACTTCGTCGTGGACATTGGCGTGCATTTCGTAAGGATGTTTAGCCATCAAAGCAAATTCAATAAGACTCTGCTTCATCACTATAGCACCACAACTTTGTAAGAGAAAGTTAAGTAACGAATGTTTTGATCTTACGTTTATCTTTCTTCCATCTATCCCAGTTAGGTGTCCGTTCTTTTCTGCTGATCTTTCAACGTCAGTTAAAAGTTTTTTAAAAGCGGGCATCTTGGTCATAAAAGATTTCCTAAGTCTTGCTCCTTCTTTCATGCCCTTACCAACTGACTCTCCTAACCTAGAATTAGAAGCTCCGTATATAAGTGAGTAGATGAAGGTTTTTGCTGAGTCCCTGGTTGGTAGACCTGCGGCATTCTGGTTGACTGTGTGAATGTCTCCTTCAAGAATCTCCCGAACATATTTACCAGAGTCATAAGCAAAAAGGTAATGTGCAAGACATCTAAGCTCAAGCTGTGAAGCATCAGAACCTACAAGAACCTTTCCTTCTGGAGCAATGAACAACTCACGACATTCCTTTCCATACTCTGATCTTGTTGCAGGAATTTGTCCAAGGTTTGGAGAGTTGTGGCTGCACCTTCCAGAGATAGTTCCTGCTGTGTTAACGCTACCATGAATCCTTCCTTCGTCAGTCACAACACTAAGCCAAGCGTGCTTACCTTCTGCTAACATTCCAAGTCTCTTCTGCACTAAAAGATACTCAAGAAGTTTAAGAGATTCCTTTGTGCCAATGTTTCTTAAAACTGTTTCATTTATTTCTGGTCGCTTACCTTCATAAGCTGCAGGTTCCCATCCTGCCTCCATAAGTCTTTCAGCTATTTGATCTCTGCTTCCAGGGTTAAAAGGAATGGTCTTAGTTTTGTTTCCCATCTTCTCTGCAAGATCACTAATGTTTTGTTTTAGTCCTGCCTTCTTTAGCTGACCCTTCAGTGCAACCTTAGTTTTACCTGTGTACTCGATGCCGTCTACCTCAACCTTCCAACCAGTAACACTCTTCATTTGTTCTACCTTCGGAGGAAAAACTTCTTGCATCTCTTGCTCTATCTGAACTCTGCGCATCATAAGTTTCTTTGCTAAATCCTTTGCTTTATCTACAGCGAAAGGGAAGCCATTCATTTCCTGCACTCGAATAAGTTTTGCAAACTCATGCTCCAGAACAAGAGACTTAGGAGAAACACTGTGAGCCAACAAATGTTTATATAAAGAAAAAGTAGTTCTTACATCTTGATTACAATATCTTTGCATCTCTGGACTAAAAGTTTCCCAGTCTTCGCTTTCGCCATGCGAGTCTTTATGTACTCCTATTCTAATCCCCCAAGCTTTTAGCGAATGAGAACCTATAAGTTTTTTAGGAAAGTTTTCTCTTTTGTGATCGCTAGTAGCTATGTCTGGAAAGAGAACCTTTGCCATCAACATTGTGTCTACAATCTTGTTAAACTTAATGCCATACAATTTGTAAAGAGCAGGAGCATCAAAGCCTATGCCGTTGTGAAAGCAAATATACTCAGACTCCTGTAACATTTTTAACCCCTCTTCTATGTTTTCCTTTGTTGTATTAAACTCGTAGAGGTTGCTGTTTGTTGGATCTATAACTGTAAAGCAGTGAAGCCTGTCAAGTCCTTCAAGTGTCTGCCAGTTTTTGATAGCGTTCGTTTCTATGTCGCTAATAAGTATATTGTATTTGTATTTCATCTTTCTATTCTTTCTATTAATTTTTTTGAGAGGATTCTGAAGGCTCGTTCTGCTGTTTGAGGGACAACTCCTGCCCCAAGAGTCCGAAGTCTGTCCACCCTGTTGGAAGTCCCATCATTTGCTCTACCCAATCTGCGTTCAAGAGTTCGTAGTCTTTCCCATTTCTTTTGAGGGCTTCGTGGTGAGGATGGAAAGGTTTCTCTTCCCCCTTTCTGTCCTTCTTGGATTTCTCCCTCTGAACAAAAGAGCCATGAACATAAGGATGATTTGCTAGTCCCAGTTGTCCGTAGTTTGGTCTGTTCGATACTTTCTGAGCTTGTGCTACGTCTGGAGTAGGAAAGAATAAATACTCTCCTTCTGTGGTGGGATGCTCCAACTTCAGACGCAGAGAATATTCCTGCCTCAACGATGTAACCCAACGACTCCAAGCTTCTGAGGACATATCTGAGAACAGGCTCGCCTTCACTTGTTTTTGTACTGATAATTCCTTCGACGTTTTCCAAGAAAACAATGGAAGGTCTACATTCTCTAATTCCATTTTCGATGAAGGGATACAGGTGTCGCTCATCTCTGTCTGACTTGCGCTTTGAATTAGAGCTAAAGGGTTGACAGGGGAAACCTCCAGAGAGGATGTCCACCAATCCACGAAACTTTCTAAAAGGGAATGTTCTAAGATCAGTCCAAAGAGGTGCTTGATCCAGTTTTCCCTCTTGCATCTTGTCAACCAAGTTGCCGATGTTGAAAGCTTCCCTCTCCACCATACATATCTCTCGAACATTTGGGAAGATTCTTCTAAGGCCGAGTCCGATACCTTCGTATCCAGAGCAGAGCGAAAGGTGGTTAATAATTGTTTTGGAAGTATCCACATCTAAAATTCTTCTGGGAGTTCTGTTTCAGTTAGTCTGCCTGTTTGTATGCAGTATTCGAGTTGTGAAGCCACACCTGTGTCTCCGCTAAATCTATTTTTAAGAACACTAAGAGTAGTGGTGTGTTTGTCCTCTCCCTGTAAGTTCCTAGAAAGTGCGCAAACAATATCAGACAACTGACTAAGTGCTGCCGATCCTCTAAGTGCTGATAAGTTAGGTGCTAGTCCGTCTTCATATCCTCGATTACCTTCTGGTCTTTTAAGGTGACTGACTAACAATAAAGCAAAATTACTTTCTTCAACCAAAGCTCTTAACTTTGTCATAAGAACATCGATGGCTCTTCTCTCATTACCCATCTCTGATTCATTCATGCCACTGACAACAATGCTAATGTGATCTAACACGACGTACTCAACACCCATTGCTTGTACCATATATCTTACATGAGACAACAGTAAGTCAGTGTTGAGGCTCCCCCAATGGTCGTAGAGAAAAAATCTACCAGAACCAACAGTCTTATAGTAAGCGTCAAGATACTTATCATCTATTTCAAAAGGCTCTAAATGTAAAAGCTTGCCTAACTCCAAACCAAGAACACCCTGCGCTGATCGTTCTATGTTTTCTTCAAGAGCTATGTAACCAATTTTTTTATCTGTTGTTGTAAGTAGGTGGTGAGCTATCTGCCTACATACCTGTGACTTACCAACTCCACTACCTGCACAAAACAAACTGATCTCACCCTTGCGAAGTCCTTTAGTCTTCTCATTCAAACCTTCAAAGGGGTAGGGAATAGAATCGTTTACCTTTGCTGTAGAAACCCTATCAAATAAATCAGCACCATCGATGATGTTAGCAGGACTCCATTGCTTTGCTTCCCACATAGCCTTAACAACTTCATCCCCCTTACCATCCATGAGTAAAGCGTTAGGATCTTTGCCAGATAATTTAGCAACGTAAGCTTTACCAGGAGGTAGAATGTTAACTACATCAGCAACCGCTTGTCTACCTGCTTTATCTTCGTCAAACATCAGAATGACTTCGTTAAAACTTTCAAGCCACTTTAGGTTCTTTTTGAAAAGATTCTTTGCTGACTTACTGCCTTGGCTTATAGACACAACAGGGTATTTGTTTGCTTGCAACTGTGAAGCTGTTAAAGCGTCTAGTTCGCCCTCTACTACAAGAAGTTTATTGCCTCCGTTTTTCCAAAGGTGCTGCCCATAAAAAGTATCGTTTATCTTTCCTCTTATTGTAAAATCTTTGTTAGCTCCTCTAATCTTCTGTCCAACTACCTTTCCGTTGCTGTCTTTGTAATTGGCGATGTGTACTATTTCTCCCTTTTCGTTTTCTCCTATTTCATAACTGTACTTTTTACAGGTGTCCTTATGTATCCCTCTAGGAGCGATAGGTAACACTTGTCCTTTTAAGAAATTAGTATTGTTGGTAGTTTTTTTTGTTGCGTTTGTTGGCATAGGTTGGTTGTGTTTTTTTGGTATAAATTCATCGCAGCTAAAACACTTGGTACTTCCATCAGCGTTTAAAGCAAGCGCATCACTACTACCACAACTAGGGCAGGGTAAGTTTGTTTCTACAAATTCTGTGTCCATGATCTTGGTATTTTTTGGTGACACCATTTGAATCCATGACGATCACACCAAGCTGCATAAGTTGTATTACTCTTTTTTGTTAGCCTGTTGTGAGCGTTCTGAAATAAAAATCTAATGTCGTATTCTGGATGTTGTTGTTGGATTAAAATATGTTTTGTTCTATCGCTAGGTTTGAAAAATCCTTTTGCCTCAATGATTACACCATTGGGAAAAATAAAGTCTGGAGTGTAGACTGCGAGTTTTGTGTACTTAATTTTTAAAGTTTCATACTCGTAGTCAACCCCCTCCCTTTTTAGGGAGAGGGCTATGTTCTTTTCAAACTTAGAACGGAACCGCTGATGCCGATGCTTCGTTATTTTCTGCGCTCTCTTCATCTTTGATTTCTATTTCTTCACTGATATAACCTCCGTCAACAGCACCAAAGCCAAGTGACGAAGCACTTTCAGATCCACTGTACTCTTTGAGTTCTATTATTTGTCCTGCTTTTAATCGCAGCGTATAACCAAACCCAAGAGAAGCTACAAACCAAGGTGCAAGTTCAACACTTAAACGAACCTTGGAACCAGAACCAACATTTGTATCTGCAGGTAATTTTTTTCCTTGGCTATCATAGATGCCTACAGAAAACTCAAGCACACCTTTTGATGTGTTCTTCTTTGCAGATTGTTTTGTTCTAATTTCAAACTCTCCCTCTTCAGTTATTAGAAGCGGAGTAGCTGTTGCTCTTCTTAGTTTTTGCTTGCCTTGCTTTTGACATTCAGCTTGGTAAGCTCTTTCTACGTGTTCATTTACTTCAGCGGAAAACTTGTTAAAGTCCTTTTCGCTTACGTGGAGCTTGCAACTATACACTCCGTTGTCATCAAACTTATAGTCTGGCTGAAACTTAGGATAGATTGCAGTCCCTATAGGGGTTGTTAGTTTTGTTGTACTCATTTTTACTTATATTTATTTTTGATTTTTCCTTTTGTTAGGAAAAGAAATACAGACTATCTTTTAATAAAGAAATGTCTGCCTGTCCATACTCTGGTGGATCAGGAAATTCTAAATCAGGATTCTGCTCTTTGATTTGCTCAAGCCAATCCTTTAATAAATCTTTTGAGAACATCTCTACCGCTTGCTCTCTAATAACTTCAGCAAGTATATTTGAATTTTTACTGTGTGTTCCAAACGAGTCATGGATCATTGAGAAATCATAAATCCCTCTCTTGTTTGCTGCTACAACTACCTTATGCAACAAAGATGAATCAAGACTGTGAACTGTGTTAGGACTCACGCCATTCGACATTGAACGTGGTGACACCTTTTCCGTAGCTTCATTAAAATTTACATGAATAGCTTCCCCTGTAATCCATGTAGAAACTTTTGTATCCTTTAACTTTCTATAATCTTGCTTCACAACAAACCCCGATGGAGTCACCCAAGTTAGATGTCGTTGTTCGTTACTGACAATCCTAGCAACCTGTTGGAACCAGTGCATACATCTTTTAGGTAAATCAAGAATCTCCTCAATAGCTTTCCAAACTGTTTCAGCTAAATAATGTACCGCTTTATAGTATTCCTTTAAATCAAAAGGTGAAGGACAACTATCTGCATGAATCTTTTCTTCAAACCAGTCTAAAATATATTGCCTGTTGCTGTAGCGTGTAAGTCCGTAGCTGTAACACATAACTGGTCTTTTGCAGGTACTCCTGGTAAGCCCATAATCGATCCAAGCCTGTGCAAAAGGATGATTCTTTTCCGCATCTTCCCTCATATAACTTTCAACTCTCAACCTAACAACGTCATAAATGTCTGCAGGTTTTGTAGTCGGTATGACGTTAGTAGCAACACACCCATAATCACATCTTGTAAGAATAGAAAGTATTTGTAAGCCATTGTTGGTTGCGTCCATAGAGCAAGGCAACTTTGTTTTTATCTTACCTACTTTCAGATACTCACTTAATTCAAAACAAACCGCAAGGAACTGCCAAGGTTTATCCGCATCCATCCATTCGGTGTTTCTTGTAGGATCTAAAGCAACCCTATGAATCATTTCAGCGTTGTCATGTACCCATTGCACTCGTTCGTCTAAAGTGACCTTGTCATATCCCCAAGTGTTTGCTCCATGTATTAACAGCCACCTTGCTTCGCTGTCATTCCTAACCCTTTCTGATCTCTCAAACTGCAACAAACTCCTAGAAAGATCAGAACCTTGTACGTTTAAAAAACTTGGAATGCTATAAATTCTGCCTCTAAAATCTGCATTAACTGGTGTCCAAAACCTTTCATTTCTAAACTTCTCTGCTAAATGTATTATCTTTGCACATAACAAGCGTTTAGATCGGGTTGCTGTATTTCTCTTGTGTACTCCTGCAGCTATCTGCGCCCAAGCATTTCTAATATCTTTGTTTTCATCCCCATCGATAGGGAAAGGTGGTACTGGTTCGTCTTCTTTACTAACTACAGTAGTCCCTACAGGCACGTTGTTGTCCCAAGCCCAAAGAACAACGTCAAGCACCCTGTTATTTATTTCCCAAGGTGTACGCTGTATTAAGTTGGCTGCTTCCATCGCTACAGCAAGCTGCTTTGGTTTTAAAGAACGCAAGAACTCAGCATCAGGAGTTTTGACAAAAGGTAACTTGGGTAAGCTAGTCCCTTCTGTTCTATAACCACCCTCCCAAACATTTGTCCAGTCATCAGGAGGTTCTACCATAGGCAACCAAAAGGGATCTAATAGTGACCTATGGTTGTTAAAGTTTTCTATCCAGTCCAAAGTTTCTTTTGTTGGTGTCACAAATCTTGTTGGATGTTTGCGTCCCTTCTCTCGAATATAAACGTACTCAATTAATCCTGTAGAACACCGCAATAACTCAATTAAATTTGTACCACAAGAAATTCTATCTCTCCTAGTCCAATCTTCAAAATCTTCTTTACCTTCTTTCTCTTGCTCATGCCTCATTGAAAGTTTTATGTGCCTTTCTTGGGATGACGTTGCCCTTCGCTTGGCTCCCAAAATAATTCCCTCACCCTTTTCATTTGTCCTAACAAGGTAAGAACATCTTATCTCTAACTCAATCGCTTTACCTACGCTGTATGCAGTAGATGTAAATGTTTTTTTGTAAGGAATGCAGTTAAGAATATTTTTAAAAGCAATAAATGCAGTCTTTTTTGCGCTATAATTTTTAAGATCGTTAAGCCACCTGGTTGGTCTGCCTTCTGTTCTCGCAATCATTTCCTCTACACGCTCGTAAAACTTTGGAAGCAACTCACGCATTAACCGCTGACCTGCTTTACTCCTAGCATTTTGCTCGTACTTTCTTGCACTCTCAACCTGCGCATTATACCTCCCTAAACCTAGCTCGGTCATCTCTGCATTAAGATCGTCTTGCTCAATCATTCTTTAATTATTTGTCGTGCTGCTGCTGTAAAGCCTCAAGCCCCCCTAAATAAGAACTGCCATCAAGATAAGCGTAACGCATTGTTTGTTCAATGTTCTTATGACCTAGCCACTCTTGAGCTAGTTTAATGTTACCTGTTCTTTGAACCAAACGAGAACCGCAAGTGTGCCTACATAAATAAAAAATAAAATCTTTATCTCCCTTACGCCCTAAATACGCTCTAACTTTATTCCAAACAGCCCTAACCCTTTCCTTAGTCCAATAACCCCAGACTCTACCCTTGTCTTTATGTTTTAAAAAAGCTTCATAGGCTCTTTTGGTTAGCGGTACTGTTCTATGTTTGCTGTTCTTAGTTTCCAGAAGATTAACAACGTAACCGAGAATAGGATCTGACTGCACTTGTCCGCAATAGATAGCTCTCGCCTCGCTTGGTCGCATACCAGTGTCTATTTGCCACTTAAAAAAATCAGAAAAATAATCCTCACCAAGATGTTCAAGGCAATCTAATATATCACTTTCATCTTGCTCACTAAAAAATGCGTTTCTTTTGTTATCACCTAGCTTTACTTCTGGAATTGCAGGTTTTTCCTCAATCCACTTTCTACTAAGAGCAAAAGAATAAGCCCTTGAAAACGTAGCAAGCTTTAATTTAATAGTTGCAGGTGCGTTCCCCCTTTCCCTGCAATGTAAAACAAACTTGTCCAGGTAATTAATATCTATCTCACTCGCTAAAGTATTCTCACCAAAAAATCTTTTAAATAAGTTACAGTGGTGCGTTGCTGTTGGTTCGTTAGGGGTATCCTTCCAAACATTCAAGATAACTTTATCGAACAAATCTGAAACTGTTAACTGTTCTTTACAAATAACCGCTGCATCAACCCTTTCACCCCTATGCAATCTCGCTCTTATGCCAACCTCATACTCTTCTGCCTCAATTTTAGATTCAAATTGTTTTCGATAGCGTTCCCCTTTCACCATAAAATCCGCTAAATATTTTCTGCCTTTTGTTCGTATAGCCATTGTCGGTAGTTTTTAATTTTATTTAATTAATGTTTATAATAAATGTTACAATATAACCCCTGTCAAAAAAAAATAAAAAAGAGGACATTAGGAAACAGGAAAAACTACCAAGTAAAACCTGCAAGAAAGCCCTAATGCCCTCTAATATTTAGATAACCCCCATTACCTATGATTCATATACTTAATAAAATTTAATGGTAGTTTTAATTATCGTCAAGATCATTTACAGCGAAAAATCGTAGTATTAAATAACATAAAACTATCCACGCTATAATCCAGGATAAAACAATCATTGTTATTACATTTCTAAATCTTCAATAACTTTTTTAAGAAAAGGTTCAATGAAATGTTTTTGTTCTTCATCATTTAAAACACTTTCAACTTTTTTTAATGAAGCGTAAACGCTCGCTGTAGATTGATTAAATACTTCAGCGACGCTTTTCATAGTCCAATCAAAATGAATGGATAAAATATACATGGCTATCCTTCTCCATCCCACTGTATGATGATCGCCATCATTTTTTATTCTATCAGGACTATAGCCAGAATGAACCGCTAAGGTCGCTAATATTTTTTCTACAAGATCGTCTCTATTATCTAGAGCAATTACAGGTCGTGTTCTTTTTTTAGTTTTCATAAATAGTTTAATTAATTAATAGGTTCAAGAAACAAAGTGCCAAACGTACAATCGTCCATAGCTAATCCCCCTTGTTGGTTGTAAATGTTTACAATTTTATAGCCGAGATTCTCTGCAATAAGATACAAGTCCCCCCTTTGCTCTGGATCTTCAACACTCCAATCAGCATCTATTAAGTTACCGCCAACGTCTTTAAGATTCTCAATAACTAATGACATCTTTCCACCCCCCTTTCATTTCAAAAGTTAAACCATCTTTTTCATTCCATGTATACGACTTTATCTTGCCCCTATCGCATAAGTCTTTAATAAGACTAGCCATCACTGCATCAAAAATATCGTAATCAATAGAATGCTCAATGTCTCTTAACCAGTCAGAAAAATAATCTGATAACTCTTGTAATTCGATAACCTCTTTTGTCATACTTTTACTTCCTCCCCTCTCATTACTTGCTCCGCTACATGAGCATTTGGAACTAGAATAAATCGCTTTTCTTCGCTAAATATTTCCTCATTCACAAAACAACAAAGCTCTAAATTATTTACAGCTAAGACCTTTTCTTCTTTAAGGTCTAAAATATGAACTAAATTATCGTCTTTTAGATCTCTCATTATTAAGCCTCCTCCTTTCTTTTAATCTCAATAAAATCGCTTGCAATGTTAACACTCACTTTGTCACCCTGTGAGAACATCTCAACAAGTGGAAGGGCTTTTGTATTTTTAAGATCAATAACTGGCAACTCATTACCATGATTAATAACTTTTGAAACCTTGCGTTTTGCGTTTGGGTCTTTTGTTATTTTTATAACACCATTAACGGCTTTTATTTTTATCGGGGTTCCGCTTTGAAACCCTGCCTCATTTAGTTTTCTATTCCACAAGCAAATTCTAGAATTACTTCCCACTTTTTGCGTTTGGCTTAATATTAGTTTTTTGTTCACTTTGTTTTCTTTGGTTAGTAGTTTTTGTTAGTTTAAAAAAAGTTTATTAGCTTTATCTATGACAATAAAAGAAGCGTGGTTGTCATTTGATATCATATCCAGAAAATCAAACCATTCATTTAATATAACATCACCATACTCAGCTTCTTTTTTCCGTTTCATAAAATCGGGTTTAAATTTCTCTAAACCCACCCAAAAGGCTTCAATAATTTCTTGCTCAGTTTTGAAGTGGTAGCTCATTTTTTTTTGGTAGTTATTTATTTAATATTATAAAGGTAATTATTAGCAACACTCGAACAAATCACGACAAGCCTCATCGATTCCAAGAATGTCTTTGTAAGTCCATGTCTCTTGATCAGTCCCCCAATAACCTTCCACTTGATCATATTGAGTATTTACCCAAATGTTCGGGCCTCCAAAGGTTACAAGAATCCTAGCTCCTAAATATTCTTTTTTTTCGTTTATTATGTATTGAATATCCAGAGCATTATTAATCCAATCATAAGCTGTCGGCTGATCCTCATGATGATGCTCGGTTTCTAGTTCTTTTACTTGATAGAGTACTTGGTCTTTTAAGGTCATTTTTTTGGTAGTTTGTTTATTATTATTATTATTTAATCGGTAAATTTTTCAATTAAACCGATGATACAAAGAAAAATAGAAGTAATAGCAATTAATGCAAGTAAAAATATCATAATAATTTTATTTAAGTTTTTTTAAGCGTTAAACATAAAACTCTCGCCTTTTCTAAGATCTTTAATTTCTTCTATCCACATTTTAGTGAAAGCAAACAAACCCCAAGTCATTGCACCAAAGCCAAACAAGCCAAAACTAAAAGCAATTATATACCCATACCAAGTAATACCTTCAAAGTTTCCAAGACCATAAGCAGCCAAGAAAATTAAAAAGCCACTAACGGCAAGGAAAAGAATATTTGCAATTATCATTGTAGCAATTCTAACGGCTATCCCTCCAAAGTATTCGATTTTATCCACGATTGTTTCAAGTAAGTTAGTTTTCATAATAGTAGTTATTTTTTTTAATGGTTAGTTTTAATTAATGTGTGAATTAATTTATAGCATAATTAAAGAGCATTGCAAAAAAAAGTATAAAAAATTTTAAAGGTGTTTTTTGGGCTTGCTTTGGGTTGGTTATAAGTAGCTTTGAGCTTGTATTTACAAAGTGAATACATAAGAAAACAAAAACACGGAATAATAAAAAAATACGAATGCTGTTCACTTGAACACCTGGTGTACGTTTGAACACCTATCGAACATCATACCGCCAGACTAAACATCTGGTGACTAATTAAATGTTTTAAGCTGCTTTTATTTAATAGGGGGGTTGCTTTGTCGTTAGTGGTGACAATTAGCAGCGGATTTTTAAAAAGGGGGGTGGCTTGGGGGGTTTTTGATCGGCTCGTATTAACGTATACCCCTTCAAATTTTTGCAACTAAACCAAGGAGGGTGTGTTGTGGTGGTTGCTTGTGGTGGTTGAACCTTAACACAACCTAAAGTTCACATTTAACCTGTTGTTAAGTGTACCTATAAGTAACTTAAAGTTAACTTAAAGCTTATCTTATAATACAACCTACAACTACTACTTAAAAACAAATTATAACTCTATTTTATAGGTTATCTAATTAATACTAAGTAAGGATGTTCTCCCCCCTTTATCCCCCCTCATAGGGTTATTATATACCCGAACAAACTCAAAACTCCCTATTTCATAGACTTTTTGAGTTCTTTCTTAATAACAGGAAGTAAAAGCCCATCAAAGGCTCTAACAAAGGCTTCTTCTTTATTCTCATCATCGAGCAGGTAGCTGAGTCCAGAGATAGCTAAACAAGCGTGAAAGGCTTCGTGGAGGATTGTATCGAGTCTTTCTTGTGGTTTTAAGCTTTCTCTGATTGTTATAATTTTTTTATCTATATCGACGTTTCCGAAGTCCTCTAAGTTTTTCTGGTAAACTACCTTATACTTTTGACCACCTATGGTGATTTGTTTTGGTTTATAGGATGTGTTCATCTGCCCATTGTTTAACGCCAAGAGCGATTGCTTGGCTTAGTGTTGCTTCCTGGTCTGCAAACATTATCCAGTCTTGCCAGTTGGAACCAAAGAAAGGTTCTGTGATGATTGCAGGGCAGTGTGTGGTTCTGAGGAAGGTTGCTCCTCGTGACCCCTTACCAATTCCTTTAACTCCTCTGTTTCTTGCTAGTGGAAAGTATTTTTTGCATCCTTGTAGAACATACTCTGCAAGGCTTAGACCTATCCTTGAGGTGTGCCAGTGTAGCATTTCCATGCCATTTGCATCTTGGTTGGCAGCAGCGTTGAAGTGAAGCTCGATGGCTACGGAAGCTTTTTGTTCCTTTAGGTGTTTTGTGAGCCAGTTCATGGAAGACACATAAGATCCGTAGGTTCCTCCGTAGGTATCTACAACAAAGCTACTAATCCCGAACTCCTGTAGGTCGCTCTTGAGGTATTCAGCAACTTTTTTGTTATATGTCCATTCATTTACCTGACCACAACTAACAGCACCAGTATCTCCTTTTCGGCTGTGTCCAACACAAATGCCTACATTAAGGTCTTCTCTAGGAATGCTGTTAGTTGGAAAGGGGATAGCTTTTGGTTGTTCCTTTAGCTTCTCCAGTTCGTTGAGGTGTTCTATTGCGCTGCTAATGTGTTCTTGAGCTTTGAACAGGTCTTCTTTAATATCCTTCATATTTCCTTTACAAATCGTCGTTAATTAAAAATGGTATAATGTGAGTCAAAGGTATTTCTAAGCCCACCTCGTCAATCCTAAAGCCAGTTAGGGCTATTTCTATGGTGTTGTTTGTTCCCGTAGTAGTTGTCAGCAAGCTTTTGAAGCTCCTGATCCAGTAAATCTTCTTTTCTATCTTTTATCTTTTTCTCTGCGTCTTGGGACATTTGTTCTGCCCAGTAGCTTACAGCCATTGCAAGAGCATCAAGTCTATCATCGTGTGTTATAGCTCCTCTGTCTCTTGTTATTCGTGATAGTTGGTAGATAAGTTGGTATTTTAGTTGTGATTCAAGAGGGTAGTTTTGGGCTGAGTTAAAGTCGCTACGAATTACTTCTGGATCTACTACTAGCTTGTGTTGGCTCATTACTGGCTCAAGGGTGTCAATGATCCTCTTCTCTTTCTGAATGCTGTGGCGTACTTCTTCTATTGTACAGGGGTGTATCTTGTTTAGGAAAGGTTTAAACAACTCACTAAACATACCATCACCAAAGTTACTTTCAACAATGATGTAGTTGACCTTGTGCTTCTTGGCTTTCATGGCGAGAACTTTTAGAACGTCTTCACCATAACCACCTTGCATACCTCCTGCATCGGGAACGTATAGATATCCGTTAAGCATCTTTACAATAGCCCAAGATGTTTCATCTCGTCCTCTTCCAGAAGGGTCAATGGACATCACTGATCCAGTATATTCTACCATGTCTCCTACCTGCTTCATAGGTCTGTAGAACCTGTCTCCAGTAAAGCCTACGTTTGGCACATCACCTCCCCATATTAAGTCAGGAGATTGCGCCCACACTACTTTCTCAGGAGCAACTTCATCGTCTATGTCCATGACTACAAGGTCGTTAACTTTGAGAGGATATCTATCAAGGTCAGACAGCCTACTATCCAACATAAACTGCATAGCAAATCCTGCCTTGCCATAACTAACCTCACGTTCTGTTAAATCTAAGTCGCTAAATCTTAAAGGTTCTGTAGATTTGCCTACTTTTTTCTCAGACACGCAGAGAGGACTCACTCTCCCATAGTATGTTTTTTCATTTTTTTCGGGAGTAATATATTTGCAAGTCCATATACTTGAGGTGTAATCTCTCTCCATTAGCTTGTTGTAAAGAGAGTCTTCACACTGTGGTGTACCAAGAAAGACAATTTTGGATTCCTCGTCAGGTTTTAATATGGACTCGAACTCCTTAACCTGCTCCCCCAATTTGTCTCTCATACCCTGCGTGGCTGAGTTGTTGGGAACCTCCACATCGTCCGCAACTATGATGTCAGCCCTGCTACCTGTAAGTTGGGAGGAGATGCCTAGCGACTTGACGCTCGGAGCATGACTTGCAGGAGCAAGACCAACATCAAAACTTATCTTACTAAATCTTTGATTAGGCGAAGGGATTAAGTCTACCAACAACGGCATCTCGTGAATTAACCGAAGGGTAAACGTAGAGAAATCATCTGCTCTGGTTTTACTAGCAGAGCATACTAGAATGTTTTTTGTAGGATCTAAAAGTAACTGATGAACGACGTAAGCGGAACATATCCACGACTTACCAACTCCTCTAAAGCCTTGGATGATAGTTCTTCGAGAACCATTCTGCATCCAGTCGGCTATTTCATATTGTATGTCTGTGGGGTTAGGAAGATTTAAATGCTTCCAGACGAGATATAGAAAGTTGCGAAAGTCTTTAAGCTCTTCGGGTAAAGAATCTTTAGAAGACATTTTACGTATAATATATATTTACTCTCCACCACTTGCAACCGCTACTCTATCTATTCCTTCCTCTTCTTTAAAAGGTAACACACTTACAAGGTCTTGTATTTTAGTATCTTGCTGTAAAGAAGAATGCACTCCGTTGTCTTTTAAAAACTGTCTAGCAGCGTTTAGAAGTGAAGGTTCTGCGTCTCCAAGTTTTATTCTTTCAATAAACTCTGATGTTAGAAGATCCTGGAGAATGTGCATCTTCTGTAAGTTACTATTTTCGTTATCGTCCATAAATCTATTTATCCTTTTTGCGTAGTTCTTTTATTATTTTTAAAGTCATATAAATAAGCGTTGCAGCACCTACAAGCACTGCAAGAAGCTCATTTACATCATTGAGAGTTATATTTGCGAGAAGACCTAAAACTCCTACTGTTGGAGTCGTGAATTGATTGTTCATGTCTTATTTAAAACTTATTTAGGAAGATGTAATGTAATTAAGATTAATATGAAGCTGTGTGTTTGCTTGCATTTTATTAGCAGAAGAATTTCCAGTGCTATTAGCAGCATCAGATGTTTCAACATAATATATGGACAACGTCGTACTTGCCTCGCCTATCCAACCTGTAAAGTCATCAATGTTTGAGCCAGAAGGATTCTGTGCGTTTAAAATAGATATTGAAGCTCCTGCTTTATCAGTAATGTCTGAAGAAGTATAAGGAAGCGTTGTAAGATTTAAAGCTCCCACTGGATTACTTACCGAAGCAACTTTTAAAGTTCCAGATACAAACACTCTATTACCAATCTTAGTGTAACTTAATGTATTAAAACCAGTGTCTAGGGTTACTGTCCCAGAACCAGTAGGAGTTGCTGTAACTGTAAAGGTTCCCTCTTTATAAAAAGATTCTGCAAGGTTGTTTTCAGTCAGCCCTGCAACACCAGAAGCTCCATCACCAGAAGCGTTTTCTGCAACCTCTTGAGCCACAAAGAGTCCCTGTCGGTAAGCAGTGTCAAGGTCACTCTCTGTCAGTCGTGCGCCATCTACAAAGTCCACAAGTGCGTTTGCTGTTGTCGATCGGTAGACTCTAACTTTTGCAGTATAATAACCAGAGGTAGGCGTGGCCGACAATGTCACTGTTTTTGCAGCAGTGTCTCTTGAAGATATTGTCAGGACATCTTGTGTTCCGTTAGCCATTTCGCCAAAGACCTTTATATCGTTGTCGTTTAGAACTTCTAGCCCTGCATAACTAAACGTTGTTTGGCCCAAGCCATTAGTGCCTGTACCTGCCGTTGTGTAATCTATAAATGATTTTGCCATAAGTAATTGTGTTGTTAAAATTTATTGTTGAGGTGTTAATAGCCTTGCTCTCGATTTTAAAGCTTCTTTATACATTTCAAAAATTTTTGGGTTTTCTTGTATAAGTTCGTATTTAGCTAAAGATCTGTAAGAACTTATAATTTTATTTATAAGATTAACTCTAGGAGATTTAGATCCAGTGCTTTCCCAAAGATCTTCGTTCGATAGACTTTTGTAAAAATCTGTATCTATAAGCTCTTTTATACTTTGCCTTAAATTCTTTCCTCCTATTTTTAAAGTTCCTGTAAGTTCTTGAAGTCTGTCATAAGCATCATACTTACCTTTAGCAGCTTCAATTTCTTCTAGGTTTATATCTTTAATTCCATACAAATACTTTGAAGGCAGCGAGTAACCGTGTCCTGTTTTTGCAAGTTCATTAGCTACAGCATCGTTTTTATCTTTAGATAAATATAAGGGCCAGACAATTCCACCTGCTCCTAAAGGGTTTTGTCTGTAAACTTCTTCTCCTAATATTGTACGTTTAGGAGCCACTTTATCTTCTAAACCTGGAAGTCTTTTAAGCATACTGTCAGACAAACCTTTAGCTTCTCTAACCATAGATACGGCTTGATAATTTTTAGCTTGGTTAGCAAGGTTGGGAACAAAACCTCCTGCAATGTCTTTAAATATTTTAGGGCCGTAGTACTCAGGATCTCTGAATACGTTAAGCATATTGTTGACACCTTTAAGAAACGTTTTGTCCGTCAAATTGACAGCATGAACTAATGCCATACTACTAAAGAGTTCAAAAGCTGTTCTGTCATCATCATCCGGTTGCTCGTACTTAATGTAATCTCTAAAGTCAGCAGACATTTGAACCATCGTTGCAAGAGGATCAAGACGTTGGTAACTTACGTATTTGTCTCCGAATTTAAAGGAATAAGGTTGCCATCCAGTAGCTTTTAAAGCGTCTAGTTCGTTTCTGTTTCTCGGCCCACCTCCTGTAATGTGTTCTTCTTTATTCATTAAGAAATACAAAGAAGCAACAGTTGTCATTGACCCCATTGCAAGTTGACCTCTAGCTGCTGCTCTAACATTAGGATCTTTACTTCTAAGTTTTGATCTAAAATCTTTTCTTACTGAAGCTATAAGACCTACAGGTGACCTTGAAACTCCAAATTTAAGAATGTTCCAAGGTGTACGTAAGAATGGTACAAGGAACTTTAGGGTAGGATGCTTATTCAACATCGAAGACATCAGCATCATAGTAGAGTTCTTTTCTATGTCAGTTGTATGTGTTGCAAGTTTTGCTTGGTCAACACCTTCTTCTGCTCGGTCTTTAATTAACCTAAAAAGACTTTTATTTTTTGAAAATTTGTTTCTTTCGTCAGCTATATAATCTTTAATAAACTTCTCTTGTCCTTCCCCAAAAGTTTTTCCGGCTTTGTCTGCTGCTTTTTTAGCTTCTAATAATATACCCTTTTCACTATAATAGTGTCCTGATGCAGTTATGTAATTATTCAAATTCTTTTCAACATATTTAGCTACTTCCCCCATGTCTCTTCCTACAGATTGGACGTTAGGATTAATTCCTAAGTCTTCACCTTTTCTAATTTTGCCCATAGCTTCCATAGCTAATTCGGTTCTTATAAATTTTCTGTAAGCTAAGTTTTTAAAGAATTCGTCTCCTGTTGTTAGAAGTCTGGAAGGGAAACGAGTAGCTTTTCCTAAGAAGTTTAAAGCTGCTCCTGTAGGACTTGTTTCGGCTGCTCCAAAAGTGTCTGCTGTAAAAGCTCTATTATCTACTCCAGAAGAATCGTCGAATTGTTTACTGCCTTTGATGAGTATTGAATCATCAGCCTTAAAAGATCTTACTGCTGCTCCTAAAGATTCTTTAAAACTTTCAACTGTATAATGAAAATTTAAAGTAGCTTTAAGCATATCTTTATTTCCTGTAAGTAAAGCTCCCATAGTTCTTTCCATAGTAAGCATAGTGCCTGTAAGAATGTTTCCCATAATGTTTACAAGCTGCGTTGCAGGGCCACTAAGGATACTATTTACCCAATATTCTTGAGTGATATCTAACAACTTTCTACCTGCGGATTTCTCAGCCAACTTTGTACCTAAAGCAAAATCTTCAAGGTTATCCATTGAGTCCATCATTGAAAACTTTTTAGCCAATTCAATAGGATCTTTAGTTCCTAAACGTTCTTGTAAGAACTTTGCGTAATCCGCATCAGCAGCCCTTTCTGGCCCGTCTAAAGGATTTATTTCTGAATTTTTAAATTTGTTTTTAAGAAACTTACGTCCCAAAAGCCCCATAGAATCTCTCCTAGCTCTAAAAGAGTTCACGTTTATAGCTGTCCCATAAAGAGCTACAGTATCTACAAATTCTTTATATAAATTTTGATCATCAAATCCAGTATCTGCCCATCTCTTGGCAGATCCTACAGCCATCTCACCGACCTCTCTTAACACCGCATAGCTTGCCATGTTTTGTTGGAGCCACTTTTCATGTAAAGAAGCATCATCCCCTTTTTTAATAAGTCTCTCAATTGAGTCTAAAGTTTGACCATCTGCACCAGATACAAAATCCAATTTAGCAGCTTGTTCATAAAGTCCTTCAAAACCTTCTTTAGATATCTCTTCAACTTCAGCTTTTATTGCAGGAGTTAATGCGTATTCATCTGTAATAGACTCTAAATCTGATTTACGTTTTACACCTCTAAGAACGCTTCTAAGAACTGCCTGTTTTCCTCCACTTCTATATGGATGCTGAGTCTGTATTTCGTCAAAACGTTTTTTAATATCGGATTTAACTTTTTGATAACTTTTAGATTCAGTGTCGAGAAACATACTGTCAGACTCTTCAACCTTTTTTCCAGGTTTAAAATCTTCGGGTTTAAGTCCTGTTTTCT